AGTAGCCGCGGAGTAGTCTACGGAGCACCAGTAATCACCGCCATAGGAGGCAATGCGTTTTACGTCAGAGACCTCGATCGGACGACCCGTTAGAGCGAAGCAAGGAAGCACCTGTAAGGACTTCCACATCGCCTTCTGGATAGGCTTCACAAGGTGATAGATCATCGCCGGCCCTTTGCTAATAACGCGAACCTTAAGAGGCTCCCTAACGGCCTGAATTGTCGCAGTCATATCTGACCACCTATCAAGCGCGTTCGTTACAAGCTCACACCAGCTACGACCCATCCCAACCGCAATACTCTTCATATCACGGATCGCAATTTCCTCCCAATCTCCCCTGAACTCCACCACCTCCCACCGAAACTCCTTAAGGGAGAAGCTGTAATCCATCCGGTACAGCTCCGTCCCCCTCGGAAGGTAATGGCTCATCCCCGCCAGCCCCGCGAGCTCTGCGCTGAGTCCACCACCCGATCTACTCCGTTCGAAACATGCACTATTCGAGCACACATACTTCAGCGCCGCGATCGACGCAGGGGTATGTTTCCGTGTCATGGATAGTATCTCTGAAGGCGTTGGTATCGGGATCGAGACCTCTTGAGGGAGATCATAATCCTCACTTACCGTCCCAAAGACACGCAACGAACTTGTAGCATCAGCCGGATCTTTGACGCGATAGATCACGTCACCCTCTTCTTCGCCAGAAGAGTAGCCCGCAGTCGAGACGATTACACCGACATCCTTCATGTCACCGTCAAGCGACAATTGTATCTCAGTGCTCATCAGCTTCAGCATATCACCGAAGCCTTCCGCCTCATCTATGAGTTTCTCCGCCTGATCCCTCGTGAGAGGATCATTCCGGGTTAATGTTTTGAAATGCTTTTCGTAAGTTGCCTCAATTAGAGACTCACTGGCGGGCAGAGTGCACCTTTTGCACTGCAGCCAGCTGTACCAGAGATGTGCATTTTTAGTCTTTGCAAGCCTTATGCGGTTCCGGTACCACTCACCAAAAGACCCCTCGTACCTTAATGCGACCCCACCAGGACACTTGGGAAGCGAATTCCCAGGCGCCTGCCGTGCCACAAACTCGGCCATCGGAAGAGATAAAAGATACTTAGCTCTAGCGACCCACTCGACCTCCGAATACTGTCCAATGAGGTAACGTCT